CGACGGCAAAGGCCAAGCCTGGGTGGAACCCTCTGGACGCGTATGCGCTGGCGGTGCGGGCCGGAGAGGTGCCGGCGGGGAAGTATCACCGGCTGGCCTGTGCGCGCCATGTTCGGGACGTGAGCCGGCAGGGGACGCCCGGGTTCCCGTATGAACTGAATCTCGACAAGGTGGCGCGGTTCCTGGTGTTTACGAAGGAACTCAAGCACTACAAGGGGCAATGGGCGGGGCAGACCATCAAGTTGCAGCCGCACCAGGTATTCCGGTTGGGGTCGATGTTCGGGTGGGTCCACGTCGGGACGGGGTTGCGCCGGTATCGGCGGGCATATCACGAAATCCCTAGGAAAAATGGCAAGTCTCTGGAGGCCGCGATTGTCGCGCTCTACGTCACGTTCTTTGACGGGGAAGGCGGCGCGGACGGGTATTGCGCGGCGACGAAAAAGGACCAGGCCAAGATCGTCTGGGGCGATGCGGCGCAGTTGGTGCGGACGTCGATTTTGCGGGTGGGGATTCAGGCGTTTGCCCACAGCCTGTTTGATGAGGCGACGGTGTCGAAGTTGTTGCCGCTCGGGAGCGATTCCGATTCGACCGACGGGCTGAACCCACATCTGATCATCCAGGATGAGTTCCACGCCTACAAAGACCGGCGGATGATCGACGTGCTGGAAACGGCCACCGGGGCCCGCCAGCAGCCCGTGGACATGCGCATTACGACGGCCGGGGACGATCCGGTGTCCCCGGGTGGGGATGAGCACGCCTATGCCTGCCAGGTGCTCGAGGAGGTGCTCGAGGACGAGGCCTACTTCGCGTTCATTGCCCATGCCGACCCGGAAGACCTCGAGGGGGACCGGTGGCTGAGCGAGTCCACGGCCCGGAAGGCAAACCCGAATTTCGGGGTGTCGGTGAAGCCGGACGACCTCACAGCGCTGGCCTTGAAGGCGAAGAACATGCCGGCGGCGGCCGCCGCGTATCAGCAGAAGCGATTGAACGTCTGGGTGAATACCTCGGCGCCGTGGCTGTCACTGGACGGATGGCGCCGCGGGCAGACGGCCTGGACGGCGGAATCGATGCGCGGGGAAGCGTGCTGGATCGGGATCGACCTGAGCTCGAAGATTGACTTGACCGCGGTCGTGCTGGTCTTTCCGCCGACGGTGAACCGGAAGACGTGGCGGCTGCTGCCGTGGTGCCTGACGCCGGAGGACACGCTCGAGGAGCGCGCGCGGCGGGATCGGGCGCCCTACCTGCTCTGGAAGACGATGGGGCTGCTGAGAACGAACAGCGGGAACCGGATCGACCAGGACGTGGTCCGGGAGCTGGTGGCGGACGCGGCGAAGTTGTTTCACGTGGAGCAGGTTGGGATCGATCCGTGGAATGCCGGGAACCTGGAAAACGATTTGCGGGAGGACGGGTTCGCAGTGGTCGAGATTCCGCAGACCCTGCAACAGATGAGCGCGCCGGCCAAAGATTTTGAGGCCGACGTGCTCGACGGGTTGGTGGATGCCGGCGGGAATCCGTTGATGGCGTGGTGCATTTCGAACGTCGTCGTGCAGCGGGATGGGAAGGACAACATTTACCCGGTGAAAAAGAAGAGTCGAGGGCGGATCGATCCGGTGATTGCGGCGCTCATGGGGCGGAAGCTGGCGAGTTTGGATGTCGAAGAGAAGCCGCCTTCATACACGATGGTGGTGCTCGGCGGAGGGGCGAAGTGAGCGAGGAACGGGCGCTGTTAACGCTCGCTGGTATCGGCCTAGTTCTAAGTCTCATATTGCTGGGTGTGTCAGTAGAACCATCTTTGGTTGAGTTCATGGAGTTCATTACCGGGCTTGTCGTTGGATACTTGGCCTTTGGATCGCGGGGCTGATGGCTGACAGGCGCCGTGGTCGCCTGCCTCTCAACGGCGAACCCGCGACCACCGTGATCAAGGTGCGCGTGACCGCCGCGCAACGGCTCGAATTGCGCCGCGTGGCGGATGAGAATGGCACAGGTATCAGCGGCATCATCCGGGAAGCCGTCTCAGAGTTTTGCAGCGATTACAGAGAAGGCCGGTCCCCGTTTCAGCGGGGGCACAAAATAGGGACGAGGCCGCACACTACCGACATGGCCAACGATCCGAATCCGGCGCCGCATCCCCCACAGCCACCCTCACCATCCGGTCCTTCCCAGCCGCAAACCCCGAACACCCCGGACACGGGAACGAACCTGCCGAAGACGTAATGGGGGATCGCAAAGCGCCGAACCCGCCGCCGTCGGAACGTCCAGCGAGCGATCCAGTATCGCGGCAGGTCAAGCCGTCGCCTCCGCCGGCGCCACCAGCGAAGCGCGGCACGGCGTCATGAGCGAACCCAAGCGGCCCGGCCGTCCCCCGCTGACACCGGGAGACACGACCACCCCGGTTATGGTGCGCGTGCCGTCCGCCATGTACGATCAAGCCTGTAAGGTCGCCAGCGAGAAGCGCATCAACGTCCCGGAAGTCATTCGCCAAGCCCTCACCGCCGAGTTTCGTAATCTAAAATAGGCCGCCTTCCCTCACGCGCCGCAGACTCACTGCGGTGAATCGCGCGTACTCGATTCTCACCGTCAAGGCCCTCGACGCAGACAAGCGCGTCATCACAGGGATTGCGACCACGCCTGAACCTGACAGGGTCGGCGACGTGATCGAACCGCTGGGCGTCGAGTTCAAAAATCCTCTTCCGCTTCTGCTCTACCACGACAGCCACAAGCCGGTCGGCTTTGCGACCTTCAAGAAACCCACGAAGGCGGGCGTCGAGTTCACGGCATCGATTCCGACGATCGAGGAACCGGGCACCTTGCGCGATCGGGTGGAGGAAGCGTGGCAGTCGGTCAAGAGCGGACTCATTTCTGGTGTCTCGATCGGCTTCCGGTCGCTTGAGGAAGCGTTCAACAAAGACACCAACGGCTTCCGCTTCATTCGTTCGGAAGTGATGGAGCTCTCGCTCGTCACGATTCCGGCGAATGCGAGCGCGACGATCCTCACCGTCAAACAACTTGATCTGGCCGCGTCCGGCCGTCACTCGCCCGGCGTCACGGGCCTCCCTGTTGTCAGCGCGGTAAAGGCCGCGCCACGCATGGCCCCAACCACCACCGAACAGATCACGAGTTTCACGAACACCCGCGCCGCGAAGGATGCCGAGCGCACCGCGATCATGACCAAGGCGGCCGAGACCGGCGTCACGCTCGATCAGGAACAGAGCGACCGCTACGACGAACTGGCGCTGGACATCAAGAGCATCGATGCGCACCTGGTGCGCCTCAACGAGATGGAAGTCTCGAACGTCACCGCGGCCACGCGCATCACCAGCACGGCCACCGACGCGGAGAAAGCCGCATTGCTGCGCGGTGGTGGATCGACGGTACAGGTCAGCGTCAAGTCGAACCTGCCGAAGGGCACGGCGTTCACACGGTTCTGCATGGCGATGGCCTCCGGCAAGGGCGATTCCTATGCGACCCTCGAGCGCGCGAAGCAGTGGCACGACACCACGCCGGAAGTCGAGTTGATGTGCAAGGCCGCGGTGGCGGTCGGCACGACCACCGATGCGACGTGGGCCGGGCCGCTCGTTGTCTCGCAGCCGATGATCAACGAGTTCCTCGAACTGCTTCGTCCTCGTACGTTGCTCGGCAGAGTGCCGGGCCTGAAGCAGGTGCCGTTCAACGTGACGGTCCCGACGCAGACGACTGGCGGCACCTACGGATGGGTCGGCCAGAACAAGCCGAAGCCAGTCACCAAGGCCGACTACGCGACGGTGACGCTCGGGTTCAACAAGGCCGCTGGCATCATCGTGCTGTCGGAAGAACTCGTGCGGCTCTCGACGCCGTCCGCAGAAAACCTTGTCCGCGAGGAAATGATCGCCGGCATGGGCGCGTTCCTCGATACGCAGTTCGTGGATCCCGCTGTCGCCGTCTCGGCCGGTGTCAATCCCGCGTCGATCACCAACGGTGCTGCGACCATCGCCTCGAGCGGTGTGACCGGCGCCGCGGCGAAGGTCGATCTGGCGTCCCGCGTGGCGGTGTTTGCCGCGGCGAACATTCCCCTCGACGGCGCCGTGTGGCTGATGAACGACTCCAACGCGTTCGGCCTCGGCCTCTCCCTGAACGCGCTTGGCCAGCCACTGTTCCCGGGTGTCGGCCAGACCGGCGGGACGCTGCTCGGCATTCCGGTCATCGTCAGCAACAACGTCGGTGCGCGGGTCATCCTGGTCCACGCGCCGTCGATTCTCTACGCGGACGAAGGCGGCGTGCGGATCGATGTCAGCCGCGAAGCGTCCGTGCAGATGGACTCGGCGCCAACGGATACGGTGGACGCGACCACGGTCTATCTCAGTCTGTGGCAGAGGAACCTGGTCGGCTTGAAGGCCGAGCGGTTCATCACCTGGATTCGGGCGCGCACGGCGGCGGTGACCTACATCACCACGGCCAGCCCGTACAACGGCACGTAGGATGCGGCTCGCGATTGGGGGGCCGACACGGGATGCCGTGCCGGCCGCCTTCGCCGTCGATCTCGCGCAACTCTACGCTTACACGCGCGAGCGTGGACCGTGGGGCACCCATGTCACCGTGGGCTTTATCGCGAGCACGTATATCCACGTCGGGCGCGAGCATTTTCTCGAAGCGTCGCTGAAGCAGGGGGCCACACACGTGCTCTGGCTCGACACCGATATGAGCTTGCCGCGGGAAACAGCGGTCCTGCTGGCGATGCACGAGCGGCCGATTGTCGCGTGCAATTACGTCGTGCGGCAGGACTCCGGGTTGTTCACGGCCTGTCGTGGTGACGAACGGGTGCCGACGCTGGCGCACTCGACTGGGCTCGAAGCCGTCGAGTATTGCGGGATGGGCGCGTTCTTCATGCGGACAGATGTGGTCGCCGATCTCGCGCGGCCGTGGTTCCGGCACGGACTAAACGCCTACGGCGGGGACATTGGCGAGGACGTGATGTTTTGCCGCGCGCTCCGCAAGGCGGGGCACGAGATTTATATCGATCATGACTTGTCGAAGGAGATCGGACACATTGGCCAGCACACGTACCGCACCGTCAACAGCGACGCCGTCGCCGTCCTCTGACGAAGTCGTTGAACTGCGCCCGCCGGCAGACAGCGGGTTTGGCGGGACGGCGACGTTACTGGTCGCTGGCCAGTCGGCGCTGATTCAGGAATTGCTGAACCGGGGCTACACGAAGGTGACGCCGAAGTGACCACCGGCATCGTGGTCGCGCCGTTCTCGACCAGCGTCTTCGCGACGCCTGCCGATCCCCTCACGCAGGGTTGGTTCAACCACGGCTCCAAGATTCTTGAACTTATTGAGCAGCATCGGCCGACGGTCTGCGTCGAGCTCGGCACTTGGCTCGGCGCCTCCGCGATTCCCGTCGCGCGATCCATTCGGCGGTGGGGCGGGACGCTGACCTGTGTGGATACCTGGCACGGCACGATCGATGGCCAGTCGCTCTATCGGGCACCGTGGATGCTCGCGAGCTGTGCGCGCAACATCGTCGACGCCGGCGTGAGCGCGAACGTGCGGTTGATTCCAGCGACGACGGCAGATGCGGCGCCGTGGTGGTCCGGGCCGATTGATTACCTCTATGTCGATGCCGACCACAGTTACGAGTCGGTGATGGCCGACCTGCACGCGTGGGTGCCGCACGTGCGGCGAGGCGGGCTGATTCTCGGCGACGACTACGGCAACGACATGTTCCCGGGTGTTCAACGGGCGTGGGATGACTTCGTGCATGCGCAGGGGCTGACCCTGTCGCGCTACCAATCGACTCCCCCCGATCGACACGGCGTTCAGTTGGTCTACGCAACGGTATGAGAACGTGCCTTGAGTGTGGCCGCACGCTCTTCGCCATCGAGGCTGACGGTGCGTGCTTCCCGTGTACGTGGCATTCCACGCGACGACTCTACGACGTCGTGATGCGATTAGGCCAGATCGCGCGACCGGGAGCGAAGTATTTCAACGAACTTCACGGCAATATCGACAACGCATTCAAGGAGCGGTGTGATGGCGAACAGGCACAAGGCTGACGAGCAGGATCCGCACGCGGACCACGCTAAGAAGGTCACGGTCGAAGCGATCAAATACCACACCAACGCCGGCAAGGCATACCAGATCGGCGACACCTACGAGGTGGACGAATCCGCTGTTGACAATCTCGTGGCGCAGGGCATGGCGCTTCGAGCTGATCGCGTCGAGCACGCGGCCAAGCAGCGTGAGCAGGACGAAGAGCGGCGCAAGGCGGCCAGTCATCCCGTCGAGCCGATGACGATCGACACGAACAAGGGCTGATGGACTTCTCGATCGAGATCCTCGGTCGTGCGATTGAGTTGCGGACCAAGCGGCTGCAACTCTCAGGGTTGAGCCCTGGCGGGAACGGCTGGTTCCCGTGGGGCATCATCCGCGAATCGTTTACCGGGGCCTGGCAGCGGAATGTGGAACTCCGCGCCGATCAGGTCATCACGAACCCGACATTGTTTGCGTGTGTGACCTTGATTGCGGCGGACGTCGCGAAGCTCTGTCTCCGGCTGGTGCAAGAGGATGAGGACGACGTCTGGACGCCGATCGACTCCCCCGCGTTTTCTCCGGTCCTCCGGCGGCCGAATCGCTTTCAGCACATCACGGAGTTCATCGAGCAGTGGATGGTGTCGAAGCTCACGCAGGGGAATACCTACGTGTTGCTCCAACGGGACAACCGGCAGGTCGTGCGTCAGATGTTTGTGCTCGACCCATCTCGCGTGACGCCGCTGGTGGCGCCCGACGGATCGGTCTATTACGAACTGAAGCGCGATGACCTATCCGAACAGAAGCCGGAGACGGTCGTGGTCCCGGCGTCGGAAATCATTCACGACCGGATGGTCTGCCTGTTTCATCCGCTGATCGGGGTGACACCGATCTATGCGTGCGGCGCCGCCGCGTTGCAAGGGCTGACCATTCAGGGGCGGTCTACCAACTTTTTCGGCAATGGGGCGCAACCCGGCGGTGTGTTAATCGCGCCCAAAGGGATCACGCCGGAGCAAGCGGCGGCGCTCAAGCTGCAATGGCAAACCGAATTTTCGGGCGACAACTCCGGCAAGGTGGCGGTGCTCGGCGGCGAGTTGAGTTACACGCAACTGGGACAGAACGCCGTCGATAGTCAGTTGATCGATCAACTCCATTGGGGCGACGAGAAGATTTGTTCGCCGTATCACGTCCCGCCATACATGGTGGGCGTGGGCGATCCGCCGCCGTATGCCAACGTCGAACCGCTGCTGCAAGCCTACTTCTCGCAGTGCATTCAGAGTCACGTGAACAAGTTGGAAAAGTGTCTCGATCACGGCCTCGGCTTGGACGAGAAGATCGAGGGCAAACAGTACGGCACCGAGTTCGATATCGGCGATCTGATCTGGATGGACACGACGGCTCGCATTGCCGCGGCGACCAATGCCGTGAAAGGGTCCGTGCTGTCGATCGATGAATCGCGGAAGCAATATCTGGGTCGAGGACGCATCACCGGCGGCGACACGATTTGGATGCAGCAGCAGAACTACTCGCTCGAGGCGTTGGCGAAGCGCGATGACGGTGATCCCTTCGCCAAGCCGGCCACGCCCGCCGTGCCCATACCCACGGCGGACGCGCCACCGGCGGACATGGCGGCGAAGTTTGCGGTCGCACTCCGGCGGAAAGCGCTCGAGGCTGGGCTCGCGGCCTAGAAGGAGTCTTTGTGATGTCCATGCCTGGCAGTCCACGCCGCGTACCACGTGTTCAGACGTGGATGCGTGTTGCTGTGCTCACTGTTCTTGTCGGGTGTGCTGATCCCTGGACGGTCGTCCACGCGCAACTCCCCGCCTACCGGTTGCAGTGGGATCAGGCGGAACCGCCGGCGACCGTTGCCAGCTTTCAATACACGCTCAGCGTCGATGCCGCCGCCCCGACGATGCTCAGTCCGTCGCGTGCGGTACAGGGCACGGGCACACGCTGCTCCGCGCCGTATACCCTCCCGACCACGTTGCCGCCGGGTCCCCATGTCTTGACGGTCACGGCCACTAATAGCTTCGGATCGGCCTCGGCGAGCGTGACGGGATCTCTCCCGAGCGCGCCGACGACCCTGCAGATTGTGGTGACGCTGACCCTGCCGTAACAAGGCATCCTATGGCTGATACCGTCGTTCTTCCGCAAGGCACCTACCCGATAGGGACGCGCACGCTCGGACCGGCGACGGTGCCGGTTGGCGTGACACAGATCGAATTGGCGCTGGACGGCGCGGCGATGACGAGCCCGGCGCTGCATGTGTCGATGGCGCTGGACCTGTCGCTTGATGGCGGCTCGACCTGGAACACTCCGCACCCACAAGTCGATCCGTTCCCGGTGACGATGACGCTTGACGGGGGCGCGAAGGATCGGCAGGGGAATCCGCTGCCGAAGTACACCATCGGGACGCGACTCCCGGATCCGAGTAATGCGAATCGCCGCGTACGGGCGGTCGTCATCATCAGTGGGACGGCCTTAACCACGTCAGGCACGTTGTCACTCACCTGAGATGTCCATCGCCATTGACAGCCGGAACGCTGGGGCCAAATCGGCCGGCGCCACATCGATCTCGTGGACGCACACGGTCGGCGCCGCGCTGGTCAGTGGGTTTCTGCATGTCGGGGCGAGTACCGGATCGGGGACGGCGGTCAGCATCAGTGCGGTCGTCTGGGATAGCGGCGGCGCGAATACCGGGCTGTCCAAGACCGTCAATGCTGTTGATACGGAACTGACGGACACCGCCAACAATCTGAAGACCTCGTGGTGGTGGCTGGCTCCGCCCGCCGCTGGCGCGAAAACGATTCTCGTCACCGCGGCGTCGTCATGCGAGCTCGAAGCCGGGTCAAGTTCGTGGTCCGGGTGTGCCGGGACGTTCAACGCGGCGAGCCCGCAGAAGACCAATCGCGGGGCGAACACGAATCCGACGACGACGGTGACGAGTGCGGTCGGGGAACAGGTGATTGATGTCATCGGCGTGAACCTCGGCTCTGGGGTCACTGCCGTCGAAGGCGCGAGCCAGACGCTGATCTTCAACCAGAATAACGGGCCAGCAACCTCGATCGGAGCCGGTTCAGATGAAGCCTCCACCGGGGCGACGGTCACGATGGATTGGACCGGGATGACTGTGAACACCAACGACACGAACCAGATCTGCGTGTCGCTGATTCCGGCGGTGGCGGCGGCGCCCGCGACCGCGCGGCGGAGTTCGCGGCCGTTTCCGTTTAGACCTGGCAGTCCAAGGAGTCGGTAAATGCCCGGACAGAGTTGGCAAGAGACGCTCATCAATCAGAATGTCGATGGCGCCGCGCTCACGGCGAGCACGACCCCGACCTCGATTCTCCATGCCACCGCCAAGCTCCCATTGCCGCCGAATTTCTTCCGGATTGGGAAGGTGATCAAACTGACGGCCCAAGGTCGCGTCTCGACCGTGACCACGCCAGGCACGTTGACGCTGGATATCCGCATGGGGCCGACGAGCAACATCATCGTTGCCAACGGGGGCGCGATGACGCTCAATGCGACCGCCAAAACGAACGTCCCGTGGTGGATGGAATGGATTCTGACGTGTCGTGCGGTCGGCAACAGCACGGCCGCGAACCTGATGCATCAGGGGACGTGGACCTCGGAAGCCGTGGTCGGGTCATCAGCGCCGTCCGCAGGTGGGGCCGGGACGCACATGCTGCCGAACGCCGCGCCAGCGGTCGGAACCGGGTTTGATTCAACGGCGTCGATGATCGTGGATCTGTTCGCGACGTGGGGCACCAACAACGCCAATTCGATTCAGGTCCATCAATACAAAGTGGAAGACCTGAACCCTTCCTATTGATCGTCAGGGAGTAGACCGATGTTTGGATTCCTTCGCACGTTCACTCAATCGCCTGACGGTTACCTGTGGAGCAATGCCTCCGACTATCTCGAGGTGCAGCTCCGAGCGCACATCTTCCGCACGGCCAGCTTCACGAAGCCGACCGTGTTGGGGATTGCGCTGTTCACCGTGACGCCGAGTGATTCCGGCGGTGGCACCGAAGTCTCCGGCGGCAGCTATGCGCGCGTGAACGTGCCGCCACTCGACGCGAACTGGTCGGCCCCTGATGCCACAGGTGGATTGACAGACAATGTCGGGGCCATCACGTTTCCCACGCCATCCGCGAACTGGGGCACCGTCGTCGCCTTCGGTATTTTCGACGCGACATCCGCTGGAAACCTCTTGGTGTGGGGTCCGATTACGCCGAACAAAACGATCAATAACGGCGATCCCGCGCCGAGCTTCGCCGCAGGAGCCCTCGACATCACCATCGCCTAATCCATGGGATTTCCTGCTCGCCGCACCTCGCGCCTCGCGGTCACGTCAGCGATCAATGACACCTCGCTGACGGGTGACTCGTCGGTCCTCGTGTCGGTCATCGCGTCGGCGGTGCTGACGACGGCGATCACACTGGCGGGGGCGGCGACGGTCACGGCGACAACGACTAGCAGTCTCACGACCGCTATTCGTCCGACCGGCGTGGCGTCGATCACCGTTACGACGGCATCGGCGCTGACAACGCAGATCCAGATGGCCGGTGCGGCGACTGTGACGGTCACCGGGACCAGCGGCCTCACGACCAATATCCCGCTGTCGAGCGCGGTGACAATCACGTTCACCGGCGCGGGGGTGGTCACCCTGCCAGGTGCGGCGCTCCAAGGCGCCGCCACGGTGACGGTCACCAGCGCCAGCGTGCTCTCGACGGCAATTACCCCCACCGGGGCTGCGACCATCGTCCTGACGGCCACCAGTGCCATGACGACGGCCATCCGGCCAACTGGGGCGGCTACGATCACGGTCACAGGGGCGAGCGTCCTCACTACGGCCATTCGCCCCGCGGGTGTCGCGTCAGTCGTGTTCTCGACGGCGTCGGTGCTCACGACGCAGATTCCGCTAGCCAGTGCCGTGACGGTCGTGTTCACGGGCGTAGGCGCGATGGCTGGGACTGGCGCCGCGCTCGTGGGTGCCTCGACCGTCACCGTGACCGGGACGAGTGCGCTGACGACCGCGATCCGGTGCGCTGGGGTGGGGGCGGTCACGTTCACGGGCCTTGGGGCGTTGTCCTCACCGGCGGCGGCGCTGGCCGGCGCCTCCACTGTCACCATCACCGGCGCCAGTGTCCTCAGCACGGCCATTCGCCCCGCGGGTGTCGCGCTGCTGGCGTGGACGGGGACCAGCACTCTCACAACGGCGATTCGGTTGGCTGGCGTGGGCGCGGTCACGGTCACGGCGACCGCGACGATGGCGCCGCCGGTGCCCGCGACGGCTGACTATCTCATCGTGGCGCGCGCGGATGATGTCCTCGTGCGTGCCGCAGCCGACGACATCATGGTCGTAGCGCGCACCGATGACGTCCTGATCCGGCCGACGGCGGATAGCGTGCTGCTGCAGGCCCAGCCTGACGACGACCTGGTGGTGGCCTGATGGCGGCCCGCCTCATCGCCCCCGGCGAGTTAGTGACCAAGGATCCGGCCGACATTCGGAATTATCCGATTGACTGGGATGCGAGGAACCTGTCCGTCTCCGCGCAGATCGCGACGAGCACGTGGACGATCACCGCCATTTCGCCGAGCACGAGTGATGCGGCGCTCACCAAAGACAGCGAGAGCAAGTTGACGGCCGCAGAGGCGACCGCTCTTCTCACCGCGCAAGGCATGCCGCGCACCATCACCGGCGACAACCGATTTACGCAGGTGCGGTTGACGGGCGGCACCTTGAATCAGGTGTATGAAATTGCCAACAAGATCGTGACGAACGAAACCCCGGCGCAAACGAAAGAACTCAGCTTTCGCGTATTGGTGCAGAACTAGTGAGTACCGTCATGGACATCGACGCCTTCGCAGACCTGGTGGTCGGGGCCATCAAGAGCGCTCTCGCGCCGGTACAGGCCGATGTCCGCGCACTGCAAGCGCACGCCGCCGCCGCAGACGCGCGCTGGAACGATCTTGGCGCGCTCCGGGAACGTGTGGCCGTGGTGGAAGCCAAAGCGGCGCAACCCCCCGATCTCCACGAGGTGAGCGAACGTCTCTCCAGCCTGCACCTGCGACAAGAGATGTCCACCGCTGCGGAACAGGCGCTCATCGTGGAGATGCACAAACTGTCAGACGTGCGCGAGCGCGTGGCGGTGCTCGAGACGCGCGCCCAGGTGCCGGGTCCTGCCGGGACAGATGGCGTGGACGGGCGTGCTGGCACAGACGGCCGTGACGGGGTGGGGTTCGAGGATCTCACGGTAGACCATGATGGCGAACGGGGGTTCACGTTACGGGCAGTGCGCGCGGATCAAACGAAAGAGCTTGGCACCTTCACGATCCCGGCGTTGATTTATCGTGGTGTGCATCAGGCAGGCAAGACGTACGACAACGGTGACGTCGTGACGTGGGCTGGCTCGACGTGGGTCGCGAACGAACAGACGACGACCAAGCCCGGGGAATACGCAGGGGCGGCGGTGTGGACACTCTGCGTCAAGAAGGGCCGCGACGGGCGTGACGGCAAGGATGCGCCGAGCCTGCCGGTCGTGTCTGTGGGGCGGCACTGATGGCGGCCCTCGTGAGCCTCTCACAAGCCAAGCGGCACCTGTCTATCGCGCAGGACGACACGTCCTCCGATACCGACATCAACCTGAAAGTCGGGCAGGCGTCCGACATCATCCTGAGCTATGTGAGTGGTCGGCGGATGACGACGCCGACGCCGCACGGGTTGACAACAAATGACGTCGTGACCATCTGGGGCTGGGATCAGCCGCAATACAACGGCACGATCACGGCGACCGTCCTCACAACGACGACGTTCACGTATCCCGTGACCGGCTCGCCAGCCTCACCCGCAACCGGCGGCCTGGTGATCAGCGCGGCGGCGACGTGGACGGATGCCACCGTGCCCCCGCGGGTGCAGTCAGCCGTGCTGTTGATGCTCGGGAGTCTCTGGGTCCATCGCGGCGATGACATGGGCGGCGCATCCGATGGCGATGCGGCGACATGGCAGGCGATTGAGCGGATCCTGGTTCGCGAGCGCGACCCAGCACTGGCATGAGAGGCTCCGCCACGCTCGGGGCTCGGCGACATCAGGTGTCGGTCTACCAGGTGACGAAAGTGGCGTCCCCAGATCCAGGTGAACCGAAGGTGGATGCGCTGGTTCCGCTCTCGCCAGCCACGTGGTTCTGTTCGATTGATCCGGCGACGACGCGCGACTTGGAACGGGTGTCGGCTGGCACGGTGACGGCGACGGCCAGTCACATTTTACGCGGCCGGTATCACCCGGCGATTACGACGCAAACGCGGATTCTGTTTGGCACACGAATCCTGGACGTCACAGGCGTCAGTAATTTGGAAGAGCGGTCGATTGACATGGAAGTCGTGGCCGTTGAAAAGGTGGCCTAAATGGGCATGCTGGAACTGTTGATCGTCATCCTGATTGTCGCGTGGCTGCTCGGCGCGTTCATCGTGCCGGTGGGTGGCTCGCTGATACACCTGTTGCTCGTCGTCATCCTGGTGGTCATCGTCATCCGGTTGCTGCAAGGGCGGGCGGTGCTCTGATGGCGAAAGGTGTCGTGTGGAACGGCTTAGACGAGTATCTCGCCGAATTGCGCAAGCTGCCCGAGGACTGCGTGGGTGAGGCGGAGAAGATGGCCACCGGTGCGGCCAATGCGGCCTTCGTGAAGATTGCCACGGTCTATGTGGCGCACGAGTTCACGGGGACATTGCGGCGCTTGTTGACGTTGAAGCCGGCGATGAACAAGGGCGCACTCGCGACTGGTGTCGTGCTGCGGAGCGGCTCACCGCTGGCGTGGCTCTTCGACAACGGCAGTCAGGCGCGGCACTGGGCGAGCGGGAAGAGCACGGGCAAGATGTGGGGCCGCTCAGCGCCCACGCACATCTTCTCCAGCACGGTCGGTAAGGCGCGACGCGAGTTGGCGGCCCAACTGCGGGCGATGTTAATGCGCCGCGGGGCGACGAAGATCACGGAAGGGTAAATGCCGGACAGTTCCGACATCGAAGGCGCGCTGATTCAAAAGCTCGGTTCTGATGCCACGCTGCTGGCGATCTGTGTCAACGGGGTGTACCCGGATGTCGCGGACGAGGGGATGGATCGCTTCGTGATCGTCTCGCTGATCGATGAATCAGACGAGCAGATGTTCGGCGAGCGCGCCTTCGAAGACGCCTTGTTTCTCGTGGAAGCGCGCGTGCGTTCCAACACGAACGCGAACATCAAGGCCGCAGCGGCGCGGATCGATGTCCTGTTGGGGGACCAGCCCTTGACAGTGGCGGGCTATTCCACCATGACGGTGCATCGGGAATCGCGCATTCGGATGACTGAAATCGACGACGCCGATCGGTCCATCCGTTGGTATCGGCGGGGTGGAAATTACCGCGTCGTCATGAGCACGTAACGTCAGGAGACATCATGCCAGTGACCGCAGATATCACGCTGAGTATTACCGGGCAGCAGACGTCAGTCCTCGACCTCGGCACGGCGGCCTTCCCGTTCGCGCTCACCGCGACGAGCCGCTTCACCTCCGGCACGGGTGCGAGCCAACTCGATCGCGTGTTCGCGGATACCCGGACGCTGGCGCCAAGCGCCACGGAAGACCTTGACCTCGCCGGCACGCTGCTGGACGCCTTCGGGGCCGCGATTACGTTCGTCAAGCTGAAAGGGCTGTTCATCCGGTCGGCTGCGGCGAACCTCAATAGCATCAACGTCTCGCGGCCCGCAGGCGCGACGGGCGTGCCGATCTTTCTCGCCATCAGCGACGGGATTGTGATTCCGCCGGGCTACACCTTCGCCTGGTTCGGGACGGGCACCGGGATCACAGTGACACCGTCTACGGCCGATCTCATCACGATCGCGAATGCGGCCGGCACCAATTCCGTGACGTATGACGTCGTGATCGTCGGCGTCTCCGCGTAGTTCCTGGGCGATCGGGGAAACACTTTTTGGGAGTGACCGCACATGCCTCTTGATCAACGACTGCACGGCAAAAACGGCCAAGTGAAGATTGATGTTCTTGGCGGCTCGTCCCTGGTCACGCTTGGCGATGTCGCCGGGTGGACGCTGGGCATGGCCACACCGCGCGCGGTGGTGACGGCCTTTGGAGATACGAACGTCCGTCGTGTCGCCGGGCTACCTGACTTCACCGGCGATCTCACGAGTTGGTGGAATGCCGTTGCCACGTCGTCGCCAGCCTACTTCGCGGCTGTTCTAGCGGGGACGCCGGTGACACTCAAGCTCATTCCGAACACGCTCGACCCAACCGTCTACTTTCAGGGGCTGGCCAACGTGGATGGGGGTCTCGACGTGAGCGCGACAGGGGCCATTTCCTCAAAGGGTAAGTGGGATGCGGCCTCGAACTGGGTGATGGCGCCGTAGTGGATGGGCCCCGAGCGATCCGCGGCATCGTCGGCCGCATCGACTGGGGCTACTTCGCCGCTGGGGCCATCAACGGATATGCCGTGCGGCAGTGCGCGGACGGAACGTGGACGCTGCACGGCACGATCGTCAACTTCGACGCGTTCAAGATCCGGCAGAAGCCGCTCATCTTCGTCGCGCCGCACAAAGACGGGGAATGGCGCTGGCCGATCACGACGTTGGATCTCGGCGACGGCTACGGGCCGCGGGAGTTGCAGGCGACGCTTGGCCCGCAGCTCCCGCAGATGGTGACACGCTAGGAGACGAGCCTACTGGGAACCGAAGGAGACGAGTCAGATGGAATCGTGGTTTGTGCAACCGACCCCGAAGCGAATCCCGCTCTCAGACGGGCAATGGATCCTCGTCAAAACACGTCTGACGGCTGGCGAGTATCGCGCGCACCTGCGCCGGAGTGCGACCGTGAGCGCCGATGGCACGAGGCGCGTGGACCCCTTTGAACACGCCCTGAGTCTCATCGTGGCGTATCTGCTGGACTGGTCGTTGTCTGTGGAGATAGACATCCGAGGTTCCAGCGTGACGGACGTGTCCGCGGCGGTTGATGCGTTGAGCGTGGTACGGTTCGAGGAAATCCGGACGGCCATCGAACAACATGAAGAGGCGATGAACAAGGAGCGCGAGGACGCAAAAAAAAAGACGGTGACGACTGGCGCCGATCCGATCTCGCCATCGCCATCAGATGTAGTTGGCCAGTTGAGTACGTCCGAAGTCTTGACCTAGATGACTACGTTGTGTTGAACGACATGCTGAAGGATATGGACAAGGTCTAAGTGGCGATCAGCGCAACCTTTCTCGCCGACTTCAATCAGTACAACGCCGCGGTGACCGGCGCGGAGGGGCATCTGCGCGCGCTTGAAGGTACCGCGGCGAAGGTTGGCACGACGACCGCCACGACAGGTGCTACCAGCGCGTCGTCGTTCAGTACGATGGCGAGTTCGGCCATGTCATTGGCGGCCACGCTCGGTGTCGCGTTCAGCGTCGGGGCTGTCGTGAACTTCGGCAGAGAACTGCTGACGACGGCCGACGCTCTGGTGCGGATTCACGACCGCACGGGGCTGACCATCAGCGATGTGCAGCGGCTGTCGTTCGTGGCAGATCAAAGCGGCAACTCGATTGACGAACTGACCTCAGCGATCGGCCAGATGCAGAACCGGTTGGCCTCCGGGGACAAGTCAGCCGTGCAAGCGGTCAAGGAACTCGGCATCAATTTTCAGACGTTGATCTCGGCGTCTCCGGCCGAGCAGATGGGGCTCATTGCCGAGGCGATCGGCAAGATTCCAGACCCGGCGACGCGCACGGCTATCGCCATGGACCTGTTTGGCAAGAGTGGCACCGCCATTTTGCCGACGCTGACCTCGCAGTTCAACGAGCTGGCGGCGGCGGCGCCGCTGATGGAGGAATCGACAGTCCGTGCCCTGGATCGCGCCGGTGATGCGCTGAGTCGATTCTGGTTAGGGATCAAGGTTGGGGGTTCAGAGGCGATCGGCAAACTGATCGACGTCGGCAGCGCCTTTGAAAAGTTCGCGTTCTGGGCGGCGGGGATGCACGCGCCAGTTGAGAAGTTCAACATCGACTCCGCGATGCTGAGCGAGAAGCAATCCCTGCTGTCTGACACGGTTCACAAGACCGCCGAGGAACTCGCTGCCGAGAAATCCGCATTGGAAAAGGCGCAGAAGGCCACGGCCGATGCGGCGACGGCGATGGAGCGACTGACCAAGGCGGCGCAGGACCACATCAACAGCATTTCTGATCGTCTGTTCGGGAACGACGACATCAAGCGTGCGGAGGATTACGTCACGGCGGTCGGCCGTATTGAGAACGTCACCACGATGACGAGTGCGGCGCAGAAAGAGTTCGCGGACACGCTGTGGAAGGCTGAGGAAGCGCTGGTTGCACAAGGGCTCGCCGGCAGTGACCTGATGAACACGATCGAGCAATACCGGCTGGCTGCGACGCAGACGGCTCGTGACGCGGCGGCAGGCTTCCAGACCATCCCGCCCGCGATGAAAGAGATTGCGAGCTCGACCGAAGAGGCGACTGGCGTGGTGGCGCAGTTCCGATCGGTCGCAGAAGCCGCGGCCCAGAGCGTGACGCTGTCATGGTCGCAGGCCATGTCCGCCGTACGCGCTGGGCTGGGCACGATGTCGGGCACCATCCAAGGTGTCGCGGCCGGCACCCCAGGAAGTTCTACTCGCTACGACGACTACAACAACCCCTACACCTACCTTCCCGGTTTCAATGCGCCTGGAAAGACGTCACCGGCCGGCAGCTCCATCTTCGTGGATGCTCGCGAGTCATTCTTCGATTCCCCAGCCGGCGTGCAGCGCTTGGCGGACAAGGTGGTCACGGCCCTGGGCACCAGGGCGACCAGTCAGGGACGCGCCTAATGGAAGCCCGGCTTGGGCTCTCCCGCCTCGGCACCTTCAGACTCGGCGACTACCGGCCGTATGTGATGTCCAGCATCGACGGCGTGGCGCTTGATGGCGTGACCAGGCGGATGCGGATCGAGGGCCTGACCATCCGGGATACGGAAGGCGGGATCCCGAATACGGCCACCGTGCGCGTGTCCGGGTTTGAGCCCACCGAAGGGCAAGCGATCCGGATCGGCCTCGGGGCGCTCGACGGGAAGCACGACATCTTCGCTGGCCACATCCTCACCAAACAGCGGATTTACGAAGCGGACAACGTCGCGCACGTCGCCTATGACCTCTCCTGCATTTCGCACGAGTGGCGGCTGAATCGCTACAAGGTGAACAAGCGCTACCAGAGCCAGTCGGCGACGGCGATCGCCATCGACCTGATCGCGACCTACGCGCCGGACTTCACGACGGCTGGCGTGGAAGCCGGCCTTCCCAGCCTCGACGAGATCACCTTCACGAATGTCGATGTCACCGACGCACTCGACCGGCTGACCGCGCGTATCGGTGCGGCGTGGGTGGTCACTGAAGCCAAAGACCTCTCCA